CTTCAATTTAGAGCAGAAGGCGACACTACTACTGATCCAGTAATAAATGAAGTAGTTTCAACCAAATTAGGTGTATTAATTCCACATACTGTTGTGCAAGAAATTATTACAAGAATTGAAAAAGTAAGAGGAAATCTTTATGCACGTGTAAAAAAATTAAATGTACGTGGTGGTGTTGAATATCCAATAGGAGCATTTGATGCAGAATTCTATTGGGGAGGTAAAGAAGGAAAAGATACTGAACATGGTGTTAGCCCTGAACAAGGTGTTGAAGGTGTTACTGATAGTATTATCTTTGCTTATCACATTGGTGAAGTTAGAATTTCACAATCATTATTGCAAAGTATTTTAACAGTAGAAGCATTTGAAAAAGAATTAGTAAATGCTTTAGTAACAGCTTATATCACTGCAATGGATAAAGCTATTATGTTTGGTACTGGTGTAGCTCAACCTATTGGAATTATAACTGAAGCAAATAAAGTTGGAGGAAGAATTCCAGCAGAACATATTATTGAATTTACTGCAGAAGAATTAGCAGATTGGACAGAGTGGGAAAGAAAGGTATTTGCAGAAATTCCAATGGCTATGGAAAGTGAAAACCCAGAATTCGTAATGGCAAAGCAAACTTATGTAAGTAATTTATGTACTTTAAAAGATAAAAATAATCAACCAATTAAAAAAGCAGGATTTGATAGTGATGATAAAAAACATAAATTCAATGAATATGAGGTTAATAGAGTTGAAAAAGATATCTTTACTGATTTTAATTCAGCTAAAGCTGGTGATTACTTTGGGATGTTATGGGTTCCTGAAAAAGCTTATGCAATTAATTCAAATATGGCATTTGGTTATAGAAAATACTTCGATGAAAACAACAATAAATGGGTTAATAAAGGTTTAGTAATTACTGATGGTAAACCACTAAACACTGACTATATCTATTTATTCAAGAAAAAAGCAAGTACAACTACTGATGTACCACAAGGTTAATAGGAGGTTTAAATTATGAAAATATATGTATTAGAAACTAAAACAGTTTTTGCCGATAAAGACAATAGTGCAATTCTATATACTGTAGGCGATTTATTAGCAATTAAAGATTCAAAAAGAGCAGATAATTTGGTTAAAAGAGGTTTAGTCGAAGTACTTGGAGTATTAGATACTTCAAGTGCTGCTAAAACTAATGATTCAGTAAATAAATCTGCAGATAATCAAGATGATAAAGGTGAACAAACTCCAGAAGAAGGAGTACCTGCAGACAATCAAGATGATAAAGGTGAACAAACTCCAGAAGAACCAAAAGATAGTTCTGCCAATAAAAACAAATCTAAAAATAGTAACTCTAAAAAATAGGGAGGTACTTAAATGTTAGAAAAAGTAAAAACAAATCTGGGAATAACTGGAACTTTTCAAAATGAAACCATCAATGGTTATATAGAAGAAGTAAAGCAGTTTTTAATTGATGCTGGTGTAGATAGCAAGATAGTGGAAGATGAAAAATATAGTACGGGAATAATTTCTCGTGGTGTAGCAGATCTTTGGAATTATGGAAGTGGTGGAGCATCATTGTCACCATATTTCATGCAAAGAGTTATTCAACTTTCTAGTAAACAACCAAAGGAAAATAGTAACTCATGAGTTCTTATAGACCAGCTATAGAAAATCCAATACCACTTATTTTGCTAAAGCCTACATATTCGGACAAATTAGGTGTTACTACTGCGAGTTATCCGAATCCAAACGATGTATCTAAAGTTGATGTATTCTTTGGAAGTTTTAAAACTTATGGTGGTACTGAAAAAACTGTAAATGGAGTTTATTCAGTAGAAGATACTGCAAATATTGTTACATGGTTTAGACCAGACATAAAAAGCAGTTGTCATATTGCTTTAGGCAATACGAATGCAGTTTATGAAATTCTTGGCGAACCAGAGAACATAAACCAACGAAATCAATTTTTAAAATTTAAAGTTCGTAGAATTAAAGGCAAGGCATAATGTCTACTAAAATTACTATGGAATTTGAAGGCTTTGAGGACGTAATTCAAAGACTTTCTGAATTAGAAGGCAATATAGTAGGAGTAACTGAAAAAGCTCTTAAATCAGCCCATAGATTAGTAACTAAAAATGCAGAAGAAGCTGTTGAGAAACAAAACTTACCAGCTAAAGGTCTTTATTCAAAAGGCGATACTTTAAAAGCTTTATATCGTGAAGGAAAAGTTGAATGGGTTGGAACAGTTGCAAGTATTCAAGCAGGTTTCAGTGTTCGCAAAGGTGGACTAGCTTCAATATTTATGATGTATGGCACACCAAGATATATGAAAAATCAAAAATTGTATAATGCTTTCTTCGGAAGAAAAACTCAGCAACAAATAAGGCAGTTTCAAGAAGATGGTTATTATCAAGAGATTAGGAGGTTGAACGGTTAAATGGTAGATTTATTAATTAAAACATTAGAGCCGCTTGGCTTTCCAATAAAAAAACAGGGTTCATTAAATAAAGAAGAACCTTATCCTAATAGTTTCTTTACTTTTTGGAATAACGATTCATTTGATGGATCTTATTACGATAATAAAGAGCATCAAACTGTTTGGGATTTTGATTTGAATTTTTATTCAATTGATCCTGAGTTAATCGAAAAGGTTTTAAAAGAAGCGAAAGAAAAGTTAAAGGAACAGGGATTTATTGTTAGTGGCAAAGGGCATGATGTTGCTAGCGATGAAAAAACACATACAGGACGTGGTATGAATGTCCTGATAATTGAAAAATAAAATAGGAGGAAATGAAAATGAACGAAACGTTAAATAAACAATTAAGTGAAATTACTGAGTATAGAGGTGTAGAAGGGTTAGTCGCTGCTGAAATATTAAAAGATGGTGAATCGTATGAAACAGGTGACGTCTTTGCAATAGCAGGTGTTGCTGAAATTTCAAAATCAACTGATTCAAGTTCAGAACCACATTACTACGACAATATTCCAGCTATTGTTATTAACTCTGCTGGTTCAGATGAAATCACATGTAATGTCTCTGCTATTCCACAAGATGTATTAGCAAAAATTACAGGTCAAATTTATGATCCAGCAACTGGAGCATTAATCGAAGGTGATGGACAAACTAAATATTTCGCACTTGGATATAAAACACAAAAAACTAATGGTGATGAAGTATATGTATGGAGACTAAAAGGAACATTTGGTATTCCAGAAAGCACACACGTTACCAAAGATGATGGAACAGATGCTAATGGTCAAGAAATTACTTACACAGGTATTTCTACGACTCATAAATTTGCTAAAGCAGGCAACAAAGGTGCAAGAGCATTGAATGTTGATTTAGGAAAAGATTTAGCAGATGTTTCTACATTCTTCGATAAAGTAACAACACCAGATGATTTAAAAGCAAAAGTTGTTACACCAGAAGGGTAATAAAATCTAGTTCTTTACTTCAAGTTTGGAACTTATAGAGGTTTTAAATTGTTGTACCAGTAAACAATAATTTAATTCATTCGTGAGGGACAGCATTAGTACTGATGTTTTTACAAGCCTATCCTTGTAAATTACCTCACACTTTATTTTTATGATAGGAGTTGAAAATATGGAATTAAAATTAGAAACATATAAAACAGAAAATGGTAAAGATGTAATAGATAAAACATTTATTAGAGATGACTTTAAATTGAAATACGGAACTGTTGAAGATTTTGTTAATATTATTGATTTTGAACAAATAAAAACAGGATCAGATGCTGAAATTACATTATTAGCTATGAAAGCAGTCGCAAATGGTGCAGATGTAATCAATGATTTATTAAAAAAAGTCTTTATTGATATAACTGATGAAGATTTAAGAAATACAAACGTAGAAACAATAGTTAAAGTGCTTGTGGATCTTGTCAAATTTACCATTCTAGAAGTAATGAGTGGTGCAACAGGAAAAAACTAGATGAGGGGGGCAAGAAAGCTCCCCTTTATTCAATGTTATTTGATTTACAAATGAGTCTATGTGAAGCCTTTCCAACATTAACACCCTTTGATATAAGAAATCAAAGTTTTAAAGAAGTAATGCTTCTTGTTAGAAGAATGGAAAGTTATAACATGACAAAGAGAAAAGAAGAAATAAGGAAAATTAGAAAACCAGCAGGTGATAACTGGTTCTAATTAGGAGGTGAGTTTATGGCGCAGAAAGGTGAAGATATTACTACTAGATATAAAGTCGATATATCCGATTTAAAAAAAGGAATATCTGAAGCAAATAGACAAATTAAAATGTCTAATTCAATGTTTAATAAAGCTGCTGCAGGTATGGATGATTGGTCAAAATCAAGTAGTGGAATCGAGGCTAAATTAAAACAGTTAAAATCTGTTTTAGAACAACAAACTTCCAAGTTGAAAAATTATCAAAAACAATTAGAAATTACTAAAAATCAAGAAAAACAATCAAGCCAGAATGTTCAAAAATTAAAACAAGAGTTGGAAAAAGCAAAAAAAGAATTTGGCGAAAATTCAAAAGAAGTAAAAGCCTATTCTAGACAACTTACAGAAGCAGAAAAAGAAGAATTATCACTAAAAAAACAAGTTGCAAATCTTACAGTTACTTTAAATAATCAAGAGGCGACAGTTAATAAAACTAAAAAGGAAATGGGAAATCTTTCTACAAAATTAACAGATGTACAAAAAGCAGAAAGAATAGCCGCTATTAATGGTAAAAGTGTCGATGAAGTTTTAAATGATATGAGTAATTCATCTAAAAAAGCCACAGATGGTTTTACTATTATGAAAGGTGCGGTATCTGGGTTACTTTATAGTGGTATAAATAAAGTCTTTGGAATGATAACTGATTCGATAGATGGTGCTATGAAACGTATAGATACTATGAATCAATTTGAACGTACTATGACTACAATGACTGGTTCTAATGAAAAAGCAAAACAATCATTACAAGATATTACAGATGTTGTTACTGGAACTGCTTATGGATTAAATATCGCTGCAAAATCTGCTCAAAAGTTTGTCACAAGTGGTATGGATCTTGATAAATCAACAAGGCAAGTAAAACTATGGGCAGATGCTGTATCGTTTTATGGTGATGGAACGAATGATACATTTGAAAGTGTTACAGATGCTATAGCCAAAATGGTTGCCCAGGGAAAAGTACAAGGTGATCAATTAGATAGATTAACAGATGCTGGAATACCTGCTGTACAATTATTTGCTGATGCTACTGGAAAAAGTTTTGCCGATGTAAGACAAGCCTTATCTGATGGTGATATTACAACTACTGAATTTTTAGATACATTAGAAAAAGCGATGAATGAAGGTACTAAGAATTTTGCAGCAATTAAAGGTGCTGCTAAAGATGCAGGTAGTTCGTGGACAGGTACTTTTGATAATATGGGTGCTGCTATTACACGTGGAGTTACAACTTTCATTACTGAAACAGAAAAAATGCTTAAAGAAAATAATTTACCAACTATGCAAGAAATGGTTTCAGGATTTGGAAAAACCATGGAAAAAGGTCTTAAAGCTGCATCCACTGAAATACCTAAATTAATTAAAGCAGGTAAAGAAACTTATAAAGTTGTAAAAACCTTATCACCAGCAATTTTATCAGTAGGTAGTGCATGGCTTTCTTGGCAAGTTGCCGGAAAGATAAATAAGACATCAAAAGCAATTAAAACGTCAGCAACTTATATAGCACTTACTAAAGATGTAACAAAGAAGGCTACACTTGCTACTAATGCTCATACTATGGCTACTAATGCAGGTACGCTAGCTACGAAATCTTTCAATGCTGCATGGAAAGCAAATCCACTAGGTGTAGTGTTATCTGTTATAGGTTTACTTGCCCCATTAGTATTAAAACTTGCTAATCACATAAAAGAAAGTACAAAAGAAACTGACCAAAATGTAATAGCTACAAATAAACTAGCAGAAAGTCAGAAAAAATTAAACAAAGAACTTAAAGAAAATGCTGAAGCTAGAACCGAAAATATGACAGAAGCAGAAAATGAAGCAGGCACTGCTGAAATTCTTTATCAAAAATTAGATGAGCTTTCAAAAGTTGAAAATAAAACTAATGCTGAAAAACAACGAATGAATCAATTAGTTAGTGAATTAAATTCAATAATGCCTGATTTAAACCTTCAATATGATGC